TTAATAAGCGGTTTTACTATGGGGCATGGTCGGGGCATTTACAGTTATGCTTTTGTTCAGGATAGACAACTGATCCGCATCGTTTTCAGACATCCATTTACCGTAAACTTGATACACCATCCTCGCGTTAGCGTGACCCATTTGCCCGGCGATAAAGTTAGGGTTAGCTCCTGCAGAAAGAGCCCAGCAAGCATAAGTATGTCTGGACTGATAAGCTTTTCTGTGACGAATTCCCGCACGCCGCATAGCCGAGGCCCAGCTTTGGTTCAGTGAGCCTGTGGCGTAGTTAATCCCACAATGAGGGTTTTTAGTGTACACGGCAGGGCTGAAGACGAACGTGCACTTATCCAGTCGCTTTTTACCGTATTCGCGTAGAGCGACACTGATATCATGCTGCTTACCAAGTCTTGTAAGTTCCGCTTGATCTCGTAAGACAGCAATAGCTGCATCAATCAGCACTATTTTCCTGTCTGTTCCGGCGTCAGTTTTAGGAGGAGTAAAGTTACGGGCGGCAGTGTAATTCCTTGTGACAGAGATAGTACCAGCCTTGAGGTCTACATCTTCCCAAGCTAAGGCACATATTTCACCATGTCTCATGCCGGTGAATACAGCCAGACTCCAGAGATTTTTAAGCTGCCGATTGTCACAAGCTGCGATAAGCCGCTCAAACTCATCTTTCGTTAATGGGTCTGGTTCTGATTTCGATCTTTTTAATGAGGTTATATTTCGCATGGGATTTGTAGATATATAACCATTATGGCTGGCGAACTCTAATACCCCGTTTATAACACGCATATAGTAATTTACAGTCGAGGCGGTACGGCCTTTAATCGGTTTTGTATGCCAATGTTTAGGGCGCTGGAAACCCAGAAGTAATTCTCTACGCAACGAGAGCAAAAATTCTTGGTTTATTGAGGCGATAAGCGTATCTGCGCCAACATATGGCATAACGTTCTTAATAGATGCTTTGTAACGCATGTAGGTATTCTTGCAAACATCGATTTCTTTTAACGAGAGCCATTTCTCACTGAGAGTAGCGAAATCGATGTTTGGTTTAGCTAAACCAAAGCGTGCCAAGTGACGTGAGTCTGGGAACTGTGCGGCATAATCAAACGTGCCCGTTTTGATGGCATAGCAAATCGCATTACGAAGCTCGCCCGCTTTTTTACGATTCTTAGGGGAGTCAGGGACTCCCAAGTTTTCCCTGACTCTTACTCCTTTGTAGATAAACCAGATGCGAAGCTTCCCACCGTGATTTTCCACGCCGGTTGGGTACTCAATCATTACGTCTCCTTTTTACTAAATTCACTTAAGCTATGTAACGGCGCGGCTTTGCCATTGCCTGTCGTTCAATCCAGCGATCTATCTCTTCCAGGTTATAAAAGCAGGGGCTGTTATCCCAAGGCTGACCATCAGGCGCGACATGTATGTACTCTTTGCCTTCCAGGAAGCTTTGCTCTCTTGCTCTTTTCAACGTTCCCCTTTTGAATCCTTTAAGCGCAATAAGCTGTTCTTCCGCAACCCATTTCCCAGGGGATACAATCATCACTACTTCACTCATGAAATCCTCCTCGGCCCGAAAGCCGCTATTAAAATACAAAAGTTAATTCACTACTAAAAAGCGGGATGTGGGCCCGATTATTACTGCGGGATTACTTCATCGTAAGCCGCATCTGGTTCGCTTTTCTCCGCGCTAGAAGGAGCGGGGAATTCGTAAGGAGCCCCTTCCAGTTGAAGCCATAGAGCGGAGCGGGCCGCTTTGATGGTCGGCCAGTCCATGCCTTTAATTCGCTCCCAGGAGCGAGAGCAGAACACTTGTTCCAGAAGGTCGGCTTTAGCGCGTTTAGCGTCGTTACTTGTGCCGCCATGATGTTTATTCAGCAGCTCGACAATCTCATCGAGGGCGATCTCTTTCGCGCGTTTCTCTTTCTGCCATGTCGGCAAACCGTCATCAGCAAACAGCTCCCCATTGTCGCGAGAGGTATCCACGCCTAAATGTGTTCCGCCCAGGTTAAGGAACTCAATGTGCGGCAGAAAGTGTTTAAACGTCGGGTTCGCGAATGTCTGGCCGTCGATACGGGTAGAGCGGTCCTTAAGAATGCGCGCGGTGCGCCATACCTGCCCGGACTCCAGATCCATTTGCTTTTCCATCTGGATCAGTATTGAAGGCTCATAACCCGTCTCGGTTTCGGCCTTCATCTTGATGCCTGTTTTCTCTAACTGGCGCTTGCCGTCGTCGCCTTCGAAAAAGTCGTACTCATAGCCCGCGCGGCCACACATGATGATATGCGCCTGACTGTTAACGAAACGATCGGTAAAACGTCGCCATTCCTGTTTCAGCCACGCCCAGTCTGAGAACTCAAGGCCGCGCTTGCGTTTGCGGCGCGTTGCGTACTCATCGCATAAGCACGTCCAGAAATGGCTGATAGAGTCGATGATCAATACCGAGCCGCTTTGCTCCGCTTCATTTACCGCGGCAATCAGATCCACGAATGCGCGGGTTTTGGCTGTGTAAAGCTCGATGTTTTCAGCATCGAAGCGGGGTTTTACCCAGTCAGAGCCGGTTTCCGTATCGAGGAACATTACCGGCTTATCACCCATTGCAAGCCCGCGCTGGCGCATCAGCAGAACGAGGCCGATCGCCAGTTCGCTGGCGGTGTAGGTTTTGCCGTCTCCGGCGAAACCCATGATTCCGGCTTTCAGAAAAGCCTGGGTATTTGTAGCGCGCTGAAAAAGGGCCATTATTCTTTCCTCATTTCTATATTTAATTCAGTCTGCTTCTCTGCAAGAAGCTGTGCGGAATACCGAAGGAACTCTCCCGCTTTTTCCTGAAAATTAACGTCGTCGAATACCGCTTTAAGCACCGCCCGGTCTGCCTGCGTATTGCTCAGCATTTCGTGAAGATGATGAAATTTAATTTGCCGGTCGTATAAATCAGCCAGTTCTGCTATTTCTTGCTCCCGCGCTGTGTTCAGGTAATGTTGTTGCCAGGATTCCTCTTCGATACGGTCATGCATGAAATAAGCGCTCATGCTGTCTCCTGTGAATGCTGTAAATATATCGCCACGTTATTCGGGATGTGCGTGGCTCTGCCGGTGAGGGCACATTTAATGTTTCGTCAGGGTTAAATTAATTTGTCAGGGCGTTGCCGTGACCATCAAGAAGAACGTCAACCCATATATCTTTGATGCGGGTTTTTTCTGAAAGCGTTCTTAAGTAAAGTTTGCCGCCGTAATTAGCTGAAGCAGTCCACGTTTTGTTATTGTGAAAAACTAACATTCCCGGTTGAACGCATCCACGAATGACTTTCTGGATGCCGTAATGCTGACCTTTCATTATTTAATTTTTCCTTTGCTTTTATGCAATCCTCACTGAATTGGTGCGCCTTCAATTTTGGCGGGCATGGTTTGAACGGTAACTATCGGTTCGCCGTTCTCGTTATCAACAATGCGGAAATAGAGCGCATCGCAAACCGGGCAATTCGCCAGCGTGTCGGAACAATCACCGACTGGCGGGATCATTGAAAACAGTGTTGCTTTACATTCGGGGCAAGCGTGGCGCACCAGTTCACGGCCTTCTGTCATTTGGCGGCCCAGCCACTGCGCGTATTGTGTGAACAGTTTCGGGTGCTTAACGTCTACGTTTGCGACTTTCATTCCTTCGTTACTTTCTTCATTTGCTGCTTTTGTGCTTGTTTCCCACAAACGGATCGCCGTGCTTTTCGCCCAGCGATACCAGTCACGCCCGGCTTCTTTGTAGGAATTTCCGAGCCGGACGAGTTCCCACGTTTCTTGCATCGCATCCGGTTTGTTATCAGCTATGGCCTGGCGGCCCTCGATCATCGCGTCGATTGCTTCGTTGATTTCCAGCGCCTCGGCGTGGTCGCGGTCAATTTTTGAAAGGCATTCATCTACTGCCCGCGCCAGGTCTAAAAGGCGCTCTACGGTGCCGTTAATACGGTTGGTGATGCAGTCCTGAATCGCTGCCCATACAGATGCGGTAACGCGACGGTTTGGGCTGTCATAAGGATTCATGCAACCGCCTTTTGTGTGACGCAGGCCGGTTAGTGACATGTGTTTGCGTCGCAGGTCGATATGCACAGCGGAAGTAAGCGACTGTAGAGCCTTAAGCTCGCTAAAAGACAAAGTGCGGATATCAATCATCGTGTAAGCCTCTGGTTTGCCGTTGTCGCCCGGCTGGCGGAACGTTTTGCTAAGTAACTACTGTGCCGTGATGTTACTGACGAGATAGATGCTATACCCTTGAGTTTTTAGTTTCAAGTCTCAAGGTTATAATTAGTATAACTTAAGAGTTTTGCTGGAAGTGTTTTAGGAATAGAACAGGGTATCGCCAAGTAATTAATTTCAGTGAAAATCGTTAACCGACCGAACTTGACCATCGGCAGAGAGTGATTTAATTTAAAATGGCTGTATATACATACAGCCATTTGGGTTGTGAAATCATAGAAAGAGGAGAGGGGCATGCCTGATGCAATGTTGCGCACCGCGCCGGGAGTTTACAAAAAGGTCGTCCTGGCAAACAAGCATTGCTGGGCTTTGGGAGGGGAAATTTATCTACGGAAAGATCGGGCCATAAAGACAATAACTCCCAGTATTTCCACACGTTCGTCTATAGGAACAAGCCCGAGTCGCGAGTCTCCGACGTCCAGATAGTTTTGCGGCCCGCGGGTGAGATATCTGTATGCCGAAGATTTGCCGTTTATCTTTGCGTAAACAAAATCGTTATTAACTGGGGTTTCCTCAGAATCTACAACAATGGTGCAGCCTTGGGGTAATTCGGGGAATCCGGTTTCATAGTTTAATTTGTATGCTCTTGATTTTTCATGATTAATAGCATCTGGGACAATAGTTAGACCTATTTGTTTTTCGCTTTCATCATAAAGCGGGAGCGCTATAGTTCCTTCATAAACAATAGAACTGGCATTGCTTGTTTCGACCTGCTCGGACTTCATGCTCCCAACTCCATGCGCCAGCCACTCTGGCCGTACGCCTAAAGCTTTAGCAAGATCAACAATCTTCGCTGAACTCTGAGTTCTACCAGAAACAATTTTCCAAACTGTAGGCTGGGATACACCCGCAGCCTCAGCAAGCGAAGCTTGGCTAAAGCCGCCTGCCGTCATTGCAATTTCAAGCCTTTGAGAGAGTGTCGTTTTCATATTCCCAAACTATAACCGCGGGTTTAACTAGTCAAATAACTATGGGATTGACCGGGCCTATAACCATGAGTATTATCCATCTCATCATCAAAACCCTTGGGTGTTGAAAATGAACGAATATATTGCAAAAGCCATAGAGATTGCCGGTTCACAAGCCAAATTAGCTGAACAGGTAGGAGTGTCACAAGTTAGCGTTTGCCGTTGGCTAAACAACAAGAAGAAGGTGTCGCCGGAACGCGTCATCGCAGTTGTTAAAGCTACTGGGGGCGTGATCAAGCCTTACCAAATACGACCCGATCTACCGATGCTTTTTCCGCATTCAGAAAATTAAGCTTCATCTTGCGCGGGTCTACCAACAATCAGAAGTAATAGTAGGAAGTATTAACCATGAGAACCACACAGAAACGCACAACGAGTAAGACTCTGCAAATTGAAACCCGTATCAGGAGCTGCATCGCCGCTCTTGGGGTTACACAAGTTGCGAAAGGGATGGGTGTTCATCACTCGCAGATCAGCCGCATGCAAACAGGAAAAAATTGCTTTGTGGAGCGAGCTGCCAAATTGCTGGCTGTTATAGGTTTCGATAACCGCGAAGAGACTGTGATTATTAAAGGTGAGCAGACGGCAGAGGTGGCGAAAGCGCTGCTCTCAATGCTGGAGCATTTAAAAGGCGAAACCCCGGACTGCGGCAACAGTTCCGGGGCTTCTGAGAGCAATGCCTAAACACTACTTACAAGGAAATTATGTCAAACCGCAATTCATTTTTCCAGGCAAATTGGCTTAAAGGCGTTGGCCTTAAACAGACACTACGGGGGCGCTAATGGGTGAGGTTGCTTATGTCGATTTCGGGGCTGAACAGAAGCCCGTGGAGCTTAAAGTGGCTGACCTTGATGATGGGTATGCCAGACTTTCTAACATGCTTCTTGCAGAGTACGCCGGTGCAGATCTTACCAAGCGTCAGTTTAAAGTGCTGCTGGCTATCCTACGAAAAACTTACGGCTGGAACAAACCTATGGACAGGGTTACTGATGCACAGATCGCCGAGATAGCGAAGCTTCCAGTTAAGCGTTGTAATGAAGCGAAGCTGGAGCTTGTCAGAATGGGCGTGATCAAGCAGCAGGGCGGAATGTTTGGGCCTAACCCTAACGTATTCGAATGGAATATCCCTCAAAACGAGGGGAAATCCCCTAAAACGGGGGGTATCCCTCAAACCGAGGGAAAATCCCCTAAAACAGGGAATAAAAAATCCCTCAAAATGAGGGTGTCCAATCCCTCAAAACAGGGGAACACAAAAGACACTATACAAAATACAAAAAACAATACCCCCCTAACCCCCCAAGGGGGGAAAGCGAGATTCAACCCGCTTGATGTCGATCTTCCCGATTGGCTCGATCCGGCTGTCTGGCGTGAATGGGTTCAGTACCGAGCCGAGAGCAAAAAACCCATCAAGTCGATGCTGACCGTGACCAAGGCCATCAAGTTGCTGAGCCAGTTCCGTGACTCGGGCGACAATCCGGCGGAAGTGATCAACCAATCCATCGCCAACGGCTGGCAGGGTTTATTCTGCGTCAAAGCGACCGGACGCGCCTTAACCCCGGCTAACGCTGGTCACGTTCCGCATTGGAACAGCCCTGAAGCATGGGAGGACGTACTATGAGTGAACAACTGATTCAAGCTATCGCGCATCGAGACAGCCAGACGCTCTCCCGGCTTGCTAGTAAATACCAACCTGCCCAAGAGCATATCGCAAAGAGAGTAGTGAATGCCGAAGCAGAGCGTTTGGTTGATGCGCTGTTTCGCCAGCTCAAACAGGTATTCCCTGCGTCGGCTGCAACAAACCTACGCACCGATACCGACGAGGCGGTGGCCAAACAGCAATGGATTTTGGCGTTCGCAGAGAACGGAATCACTAGAAGAGAGCAATTGGCCTCAGGTATGAAGCGAGCACGCTCAAGCAAGTCACCATTCTGGCCTTCACCGGGACAGTTTATTCAATGGTGTAAAGAGGGGGGACTAATTGATGCAGGGCTGCCAACGGTAGATGAGCTCGTTGATATGGTGCACGAATATTGTGCGAGCCGCGGGTACTATAATTCGCCTGATACTTATCCATGGAAACATCCCTCACATTATTGGATGGTTACTGCACTATATAGTGAGATGTGTGCGAACTCTTGGACTAAAGCTGAATTATTTCATAATGCAAAGATTGAAATAGAAAATATGTACAATCGAATCATGAGGAAAGAAAAAATTCCAAATCCAACTTCCACATTAACGTGCCGAAAGAATACTCCTTTAAAGCCAGATGAGGCACTTAAGAAAATTAAACTTCTTAAGAAGAAATTTGGTTGGGAAAGATGATTTTTTAACTAACTTAAAACATTATGTATCTTTTCGACCAAGCTGTTTTTCTTATATATAACACTTTAAATAATTTTCTTTCAATAACAGTTATGATATAAGGTGCGCCCCTACTAAAAATAGTAGGGGTGTTTTTTGTTAAAAACATTTATTATAAGGTGTTTTGTACTCTCTGGTATTGCTAAATCTGTTGAGATAACATGGAAAATAAACTGCTAGATCTTTTTGCCAACTTGCTTGAAGAAAGGGAAGCTACAGATGTAACTGCAAAAGATAATGTTGAAGATAACATTGTTAGTCGACATGGCCGTTTCAAAATCAAAGGCAAATCATTATCATATATTATATTTGCAGGGCCGAGTGCATCTTTTGTAACTGTTGAATATGCAACTGAAATTGATATAAATAAGAAAAAAGAAATAGATATTTATAAAGCCGTTAATAAAACCAATGAAACCTGCCCAGCACTAAAGTGTGTGATCGATAAAATTGTCGATAAAAAAGTCTATTTAACATTTTCGGTTGAGGTTTCGGCAAGGAAATTCAATGACCTAAATGCCATTTCTGATATGCTTGATATACTCCCTGGGGGCGGGGTTTTCTTTTTAGATAGTCTGAAAACTTTGAAAAGGTGAATAAGTGAAAAAGATACTTTTTACCTTTTTATCTGCCGTTTGGATGTTCTTTGCTGGTAACACTGCTAAATGGTTGCCACAACAATTAGAAAGCTTAGGCCTTCCTGACTGGGTTCATGCAAATGTTGCGCCTATTTTAATAGTCTATGGTTTAGCTAGTGGTATCAATTTCTTAATCTTGAAAAAGTTTGTCTTCGAGAAGGAAATTGCATCTGATTATCAGGCTCTTAAAAAAGAAAAAAGAAATTTGTGCCGTGAGGGCACAAAAAAAGATAAGCTTATTAAAAAGAAAACTGAAGAATGTAATCATTTAAATGAAAAGTATTCCAAGTTAAAAATAATTTGCGATCAACTACAAGCTAAAATCATTGAACTTAAGTCAGAGGTTGAGTCGCTAGAAAATAGCATTGAGATTGTTTATGGGCAAATGCATGATCAAGTTAAGCGTTATGGTGCGCTTAAGCGGCAATCTGAAGTAAAAGGGAAGCAATATAACCCTCAAGATACTTCTTCAGGTGCGATATCGGACGATCTCCAACAATATAATACTTTTGTGAAAAATATCAACTCGCACCCTTTATGATGCCAATATTATTGATAAATTAGCCTGAAGCATGCTTTAGGCTGATTGTCTTTTTATATGTATTTGTGATGCTGGCCTCTAATTATTAAACAAACGCAGCACTCATTGAAGCATTGATGCCGGTAAGTAATGAATAGGTGTTTTTAATAAACATCAATGGCTTAAGTCCATTTTTTGCAAGGTCTGATAGAAATTAAGTTGAGCCGTAGTGTGAATATATGAGCGGGTTGTCATAATATGCCATTCCATTCGAATAGCTGGAGCGAATGTATTCGCTAATATTATACTTATGGTGCTATCGGAAATTGTAAAAAGAGTACAAAAAATTTTCTCAACTAAGATGGGGAAACGCCTTTTTATAGTGAAATCTTTTTCCGAATGGAGGAGCGGTCTGAACCTCCCTAAAGGCGGCATTCGCCTTCACAAATGTAACTTTACTTCACTCGGTCAGTAATTAAAGCAGCTGGTGGCTTTTGCAGCGGGCTGTTCTTCAATATTTATTTTTTTCATTATTTATAGCTATCGCAACAATAAGATTAAAAACGGTTTTCTCCTTTGCGTTGCTGCTGGAATTTTTAGTGTAATCATATGTATTATCAATGATAGCTTTTCTAACATCAATGAATTATTAAATGCTTGTCATTTTTTTGTTGCATAATGCCGCTTACTTCTTAATAATTTTAAACCCATAATTAATCAGGCCTGATTGCTTTCTTTTTTGTTACATCCGTTATCTTGGAGATTAACAAGTGAGAGTGGTTAAATTAGAGCTTCCTGAAAGCGGTTTAGTCGTCATTGATTGCGAAAACAGAAACATAGTTACATCGATAGCCCCACAAAAACTTCACTCTGGGAAAACCAAATTACCCCCGCGCGTACTAATAACCAGAGAAAATCATAATGATTGGCGACATATGTTTTTGAGGAAAATGAATTCGTATGCTCTTTAAAGTCTCTTAAGGACGTCATTTCAATGGTAGCAAAGGATGATGATTCAAACTTCTTCTTGAAGTAAAATAGCTACTCAAGCCTGAACAGCTTGCTAAGTAACACTGTGTCATGGAAGGGAATTTATGGCGCAGATTGATTTTAATATACTCTTCATCTTTGCACTGATCGCGGTTTCTGCTGAGACCAGTGATTTGGTGTATCCAGCGTTCGACCTCTACGGAGGTGCGGCGTGAACTTTCCCAAAGACGGCATCCGCCTTCACAAATCCAACTTCGCTTCCATCGGCCAGCAATTGCAGCCGCTACTGGCTAATGGCGATTGCTACCGCCTGATCATCAAACCGTGGCGCGAAACTCGCAGCCTTTCACAGAATGCGCTGGCGCACATGTGGTTTGCTGAAATCAGCGACTATCTCATTAAGCGGGGCAAAGCCTTTGCTTCCCCGGCGTGGGTTAAGGACGCGCTTAAGCATTCTTACCTCGGCTACGAACGCCATGAGATGACCGACGTCATTACCGGCGAGAAAACCACAATCAGTTCCCTCCGTCACACCTCCGATCTCGACACAGGCGAGATGCATTTCTTTCTCTCGCAAGTTGAGGCTTGGGCTCTAAGCATCGGTTGCCACCTCACTATTCCTGAGGACTGTGAATATGCGCAGCTCCGGGCAGAGCAGGAGGCTTAATCATGCGTATGGGATGGTTTGAACACTCCGATTGCACCGCAGAAGAGGCCGACGAGCTGCTTCGCCAGTATCGCAAACGCGGTATGAAAGCGGAGCGGTCTCTGTCTGCTGACTGTAAGACCTTCGTTGTTCGCGTGCTGCTGCCGGAAAGCAAATATCCGCCACGTCAGGACACTACATTTCAACAGCGGATGTGGAGGTGAGTGTGAAGAGTATTTATCGAAGCGCTAAATGGCTGGCCGCCGTTCGCCAGTTAGATTGTTGCGTCCTTTGCCGCCGCTGGGGTGTACAGGCGGCACATCGCAACGAGGACAAAGGCATGGGCCTTAAGGTCGATGACAGCCTGACGGCAGCGCTCTGTGTTGACTGTCATCATGCTATCGATAACGGCAGCGAACTGACAAGAGAGGAGCGTCGCGCACTAATGGACCGCGCCATCGTGCTTACGCTTCGGGAACTGACGCGGCGCGGTCTGGTGGTGCCCAAATGACGAACACCTATGAATTCACATTGCCGTATCCACCAAGTGTTAACGACTACTGGCGGCGTGGAAATGGCATTACCTACATCAATAAGAAAGGCCGCGAGTACCGTCGGGCAGTGCAGGAGATCCTGCATATCCTCCGGCTCGACATAAACACCTCTGCGCGGCTGAGGCTGCGCATTATCGCGAACATGCCTGATAAACGCCGCCGCGATATCGACAACATTCTCAAAGCGGTCTGCGACTCACTGGAGCAGGGCGGTTTCATGCAAAACGACTCGCAAATAGACGAGCTGAAAGTAATACGCGGGGAAGTCATTCCCGGTGGGCGTCTGGGTATTAAAGTCACGGAGATTGAAGAGTGATAGCACAGGATTACGAATACATCCGTCAGCAACTCATTACCGCGACCGCTGATTTAAGCGGGTCAACCAAGGGGCAACTCGTTGCGTTCGCAGAAAACGCTCAATTAGCCACGAACCGCTACAAGCGAAAGCGCCTGAAGGTTAGGGATGAGGAAACCGGGGACATGATTACCTTAAATAACCCACCCGTACCAGGAGCGCAGTCCCGAGCTAAAGGTTCATCAATCGCGCTGGTGCTTCCCGTCGAATACGCTACCGCGAGCTGGCGTCGGGCTGTACTGGCGCTTGATGAAGTCGAATGCGCCTGGCTGCTTTGGTGTTACTCCGAAAACATACGTTATGCACATCAGGTCGAGATAGTACGCTGGGGATGGGAGACTTTCAGCGAGGAACTCAAAGGACAGCGCATCGCCGGTAAGACACTGGAGCGTCTGCGTGCGTTGGTATGGCTGGCGGCGCAGGACGTTAAACGCGAGTTACGAAATGAGCCGCAAGGCTGCTACAAAGCCCATGCGCTGGCGCAGATGGTTGGGGTAACAAAATCTACATGGTCGGAAGGATATGCCGCACGGTGGGCGCAGATGAGAGCCAATTTTATTTATCTGGATAAGAGGGCCGTAATAGATGCATCAAAAACACGTTCGAAGCAGAAGGTAGCAAATTACAAACAAGTTATTGCAAAACCGAACTAAACCCGGTAAATTTGTCTGCATTATGTTATTTTGCCTCTGTTGTATCTAACCCGCCTTGTGCGGGTTTTTTGTTTCTGCGATATGTGCCATCGGATAATATGGCTTCCATTCCCGATACCTTCAGAGGCTACAAATGGCACTGGTGTTTATTCCGGCTCTCATCGTTTTACTTACTGCAAAAGAGAAAGAACTCGGTCGCGAGTTGACGCAACAAGAGGTTGAGACACTGCGCGATAATGCCGTCGGTATGGTAATGCCTGACGATATCGCTTTAAAAATGAATGAGAGCCGTGGTTATCCTGACGTTGACCCAGAGAACGTCTGGCATGATTGGCTTTCCTACAAACACTCTTTTAACGTCCAGTAAAGAGATACGCTCCTGCTCTTTAACATAGATACGTTCTATAACCGCCTTGTTGTTTGGGTATAGAGCTTTTTATGTGAAAGGTGGCCTTTTCGTGATATCTGGCGTTCAAACATTGCAAACGTGCTGGAAACTAAAAAGTTGATAATAATCACGATATGAAAATAAAATCTTTTTCGTTAATGCCAGCGATCCTTTTCGTCCCAGGACTTGCTACTTTTAAAGCGCGCCCCTCACATGGTGCAAATAATTAGCTGTAGCGAATTCTTCCGGTATTGAGTGCCGAGTCCATCTTCATTGTTAAAATTGAGATGTGCCGCACCTGACCAACTCAGGGGAGAATAGTACGTTACAGAACAAGGGCTATGGAGCGTCCTGAAGTCACGCATGTTGCCAGTTCTGCCGAACTGGCTTTTTTTTGGGTAAAATTTTATTTATCGGTAATGGCTTGAAAATTTAGGACCCAATGCTAAATTTTTGCCATCGTTGCATTGGCATGCGCGATAGACATCCAACAATTTTAATGGTGAATCCCCCTGTGCGGCGGGGCATTACTGGCTAAGTCCAAGGGTGAGCAGCATGCGGGACTTTGTTGCCAGTCAAAGTCTCACCGGGAAGCACCCGGCACTATTATTTATGAGGTTCCTTTTAAGGCCAGCTTGTCCGAGCTGGCTTTTTTTTGCCCTTTTCCATATCCCCGTTCCACTCCTGTATCAACAGAACACTTCCCTCAACAGAGGAGGTGAGAGTATGTATCAAATGGATAAATTAACGACGGGCATTGCCTACGGCACCTCTGTAGGTAATGCCGGATTTTGGGTGCTGCAACTCCTCGATAAAGTTTCCCCGTCGCAGTGGGCGGCTATTGGTGTACTCGGAAGCCTGGTGTTCGGCTTTCTTACCTTCCTGACCAACCTCTATTTCAAAATCAAAGAAGATCGGCGTAAAGCCGCAAGGGGAGAATAATGTCCCCGGCATTAAAACAACGAATCGTCGCAGCTGTGGGCGGTGGGGCTATTGCCATTGCCACCGCAATGGTTGCTGGTAAAGACGGCTTAGAAGGGCGCGAGTATGTGCCTTATCGGGATGTGGTTGGCGTTCTTACGGTCTGTGATGGACATACCGGCAAGGATATCATTCCGGGAAAGCGTTACACCGATGCCGAGTGTGATGCGCTTACCCAAGCTGATATGACACATATCGCTCGCCAGATTGATCCGCACATCAAAGTAAACACTAATGATACCCAACGCGCCGCTATCTACTCATTTGCCTATAACGTCGGCCCCTCAGCAGCTATCAAATCTACCCTGATGAAAAAGCTTAACGATGGTGATTATGTCGGGGCATGTAACGAGCTTAAGCGCTGGATTTACGCTGGTGGCAAGAAGTGGAGAGGGTTGATGAGCAGGCGAGAAGTTGAACATCAGGTTTGCATGTGGGATCGGTAATGAAGGTCATTGGAAAGTTTGCAATCTATGTACTGCTTTTTATGCTCACGGGTTTACTTTCCTGGCGCGCTGGCTGGAATGCCCACTCTGTTTACGTAAACGCGATGGCGGCAAGTAAGAAAGCAAAAGCTGAAGATATGATTCGTTCTTCTGAGGTTAAAGCTGCTCGCACCAGTAACGAAGGAAGAATCGTTTACCATGTTATCAATCGTGATGTAATTAAATATGTCCAGTCTCCAAATCGTACTGTGTGTAAGTTTGACAATGATGCTGTGCGGTTGCGGCAGCGCGCCATCGAGGCTGCCAATTCCCTCAGCGGATTTGATGGAGCCGCCATGCAAAGCAAGTAATGCTGGTAGAAACAGTGACGAAGATTTACTGGCTGATGTAGAAAACGCAAAGTGCTTAAGGCAGTTAAGGCTCGACAAATACCGATGGCAGGCTTGGTATAATTCTCTACAATCGGCACATTTATAAGCTACCAACCCCCATTTATTACTTTTTCATAGTCTTTTTTGTAGGTAATCACCTGATAAGGGAAGGGATCTTCTGTCACAGTGTGCATATCATCTGCATTAAATTAATTCCCGCTATTAACGTCCAGAATTAGTCAATCTACGACACATTGATTGTTATTGGCAATTGCTTGCGAATTTTTGATTGTTTTCCCCAATTAAGTGTTAAGCTCCGTGTAACTTCGGTTCACTTGCCAACATCAGATGAGGGTATTGAAGCCAGTTTAATTGGCCGAACGTCAACATTTTCCGGTGGCACCTGAGTGTTGGCTTCGTTAAGCCCAGCTAAGCGATAAACAAAGGCCACGCTTTTGCGTGGCCTTTTCTATAAGAAAGTGGGTTTTCTCTAGCCCATAGCGCTGGGAAGAATTATGAATGATGTTATGCTCTTCGGCGAAGGTTGGAATGGCGAAATTCTGACGATAGCAAATCGTACAAAAGCCCTTCACCACATACCCATCAAAAATGAAACTAGAACCGTATCATTTTTTATAACAACATACATTTCTGATAGCGGCATACCTTATCTAATCGGCATATCTGACCTAGAGCCTCCGAAGGAAGAGATTGAAAAGGCCATCGTGATTTATTCACCCAGGGGTACGTCTTTTCCGAAGTATTAGACCCTTTTAAAGGCCTTTGTCGCTTGATAGTGAAGAGGTGAGCTTGAGGAGTCCAGATACGTCAAGTTGAGGGGCTTTTTTATCGAGAGAGGCTGCGATCGACAGTAGCGCGTTGAACTGAGCTAGCAAAACTCTCGTTTCGGCTTTGAAAGTATTCACTTCTGCATCCACTGCTGCGTTTAGTGCGTGCTTTCTGCCACCGATCATTTCCTAAAAGCCACGACCTTTACCAATCGTAGGTAACATTAAACTTAAGAGCAGTGCCTGAGCTTCAACCTGGACAGTGAGTTACTTCACAGAATCATAAGCAACTTAAATGGAAATTAATCGAGAGTTAAATCTTGATAAAGATGGTGTGCGAGATATGCGGCTCACTCAGCGCGAGGATCTGCGATCGATACGAAACAGACGAAGGAGGAGCTAGAGGCGCTCAGAAAAAATAAGACTTGCTCTGTGCGCGATCTTGATATATTCCGCAGGTGGTTGCGGCTCAACGCAATTGTCAAGCGAATGAGATGCCGGACGCCGCGAGCATGGATGATGAAAAGGCCCCTGCAAGTTGCTGAGATCGCTGAAAGGGATTATCTCACCCTTATAGGAAGAATCGAAACCAGTTCCGCATGATTTTAGGTTTGCAGCACTACATAACAGAACAATGTTTGAAATGACCCTTGCAAGGGCCGTGAGGGGCGCTCCTATAAAAAAGCTTTAATTATAACCTGTGATTTTTTAGCACACCTTTTTCATCGAAAATGAAAAGTGCGGTGTCGCCCATGCCATTCTGGCACACAACACCATCAGCATTCGTGCGGTCAGTTATGCCCTGACAAGCCATATTACTAACATAAGGTCTTATCTGACATTTCAGTGTCCGGCCATCCTCAATTTTGAGATTGCCATTGTGTATTTCATTTGCGGCAGGCGCAGGGCAAGGGCCATTACCCCAATTGATACCATGATGCTTTTGAAAAGCGGAACATCCCGAAAGCATTACTACACCAGTGATGAGTGTGAAAAACTGAATCTTTTTCATTGGTAAAGTCTTCTGTTATTAGCTCTATTTTGATGATTTCAAAAAGCGGCGAAGTACCAACATCACTATCACGTAAATAATGGTTGTTAGCACTACAATGGCTACGGTATCGATTATCACGTAAGCCATTTCGACATTCTCCTGCCCACCCTCACCAAATAGCTTATATGACAGACTAATGGCCGTATCAGTGTTGACAAGGGAATAAATGTCGAAACTTCGCCCGACCAACATCGACAGCACAATAAAAAAGACAACTTTTAAAGCTCTACGGGCGATCGTTGGCATTCGTGACCACCTCAATACAACCATATGTCATGAGACTTTTCATGCAAGGAACTCGAACCTGTTCAGTATTAAGAAGCGCTTTGCGTATGATCTCAAAGTCACTGCTGTGGGCCAGAGTAATACATCCTAGCGAGAGGCGACCTGGGTGTAGGCGAAACGAACCTCGGCGAACATTGTTAATCCAGGTTGTGTCGTCAATACCACGATCGTCACGGTATAGTGCGAACCACGTAGAGTGATCCGTTGGTACACCATCCCAGTAAGTTCGCTGTGTATCTATAGCCCACGAGCGAAGCCCGTTTTTCCAGTTTCCTTCTGGTCGGTCAACTATCCAGTATTTACCTTCTGGAATAGGGCCGTTGTCAGGCGTTGCCGTGCTGTTGCTACGGTTACGATATTCACCGTTGCCCGAAAAGGCTAAGAAGGTTCCAACACCATAAATAGTGAGAGGTGCAAAATCTGCTTCATTGAGTATGAACTTCCCTTGAAATGCCATAACCACACCTTCCTTGAGAAAAAAAAGCAAAACATTAAAGCACCCCAGAGATTGGGTTTCTAGCCTACCTACCAAACCCGGCAGGTCTGTTTGCCTTATTTGGTTCTTCTCTTAAGGAGTATTTATGCCCCCAAGAATCCCTAAAGCCTGCCGTAAACGTGGATGTGGTAAATCAACTACAGACAGAAGCGGATATTGCGAAGTGCATAAAGGTGCTGGCTGGGAGCGCTATAACAACGGGCGAACAGCAACACAGCGAGGCTATGGTGCTGAGTGGCGAAAGGTAAGGAACATAGTTATCAGGCGCGACAAAGGTCTGTGCCAATCGTGCAAACGTCTCGGAGTCATACGTCCCGGTTCAAGCGTCGACCATATTGTTGCTAAAGCGCATGGGGGAAGCGATGACATAAGCAACCTCGAATGCATTTGCTCTGAATGTCACACGGCCAAAACCGCACGAGAAAGATCGGCTAAACCGAAACATTTGAAAACATACAGAAACTAAAAGAAATTTTACAGGTGAGCTTAAGGGATTAATATCGCTACGCTATTTGCTTTAACAGGAAAAGGAATATGACCTGGACATATCATCAAGGCAGTGGGAAGTTGTTTCGTAATGGCAAGTTGATTGGCACTGGATACGCAGGTAAGGGAGCAGGAAAGAATGCTCCATCACTTCAGGGAACGGCTGACATTGGGCCCCTCCCGAGAGGTAAATACACGATTGGCGCACCGTTTCATCATCAACACACTGGCAACTACTCTATGCGCCTCACACCAGCACCGAGCAATAATATGTATCACCGCTCTGGCTTCCTCATCCACGGCGACAGTACCGCTCATCCCGGCGAAGCTTCAAACGGTTGTATCATAATGCCCTTAAACGTTCGTCATGCTATTTGGAGTAGTGGGGATCGTCACCTGGAGGTTGTGCAGTGAAAAAGTTAATGATGGCTTTGATTGCCTGTTGCCCGCTGTCTGTACTGGCTGCCGCACCTGATTGCGCTTCATGGCCTATGAACATGGCACAGGTATGGCTGAAGAATGAGAAGATCGTAGATATTGCGCAGCTCGATACCGCTAAAACCAGCAAGACCCTTCTCGCAGCTGAAAAGAAAAAAGACGGTATCTACACTGAAGTTTATCGCTTTATCTTCCATGACAAAGCAGGGAAGAGTTATGAACTCATCACTAAGAACGATGCGTCTGCTGAAGAATGCTCTGTTAGTGGTGTAAGTGTGTTCCTCGTAAGCAAAAGCGAAATAACTGAATAACAGAATAACCCCTGACAGAACACATGAAGGCGACCTGAGGTCGCCTTTTTTGTTTGTGCTAGTGGCATGGCTGACTGGCGCAAAAGGATGGGCTGGGGGAGGGTAAATCTCTGAGAAATAAAGCGTTCCAGACTGCCCGCCCCGCTAAATTTATACGCGTGAGAAATAAGAATTTTTTTCCGGGAGGCTTTCCGCCGGTTTTTTGCTTAGCAAGGAGGTGAATTTATGGCCGGAGTCCGGGCCGCTGGTGGAGGTCGAAAGAAGAATCTCCCTGTAAGCGGCAAAAGCTCAATTACAAATATCAGACCGCCACAAGAGCTAATGAGCGCCGTGGCGGTGAAGGTCTGGAAAAGCACCTCAAAGATACTTATTGAGCGTGGTTTATTTGAACCGGAGGACGCTCCTGTCCTCATGGCCTACTGCAATGCATTTCACCTCATGATCGAAGCCGAGAAGATGATCGCAACCAGTGGAATCATCGCTACCGGCGAGAGCGGCATCAAAAAACATCCCGCGATTAATGTTCGAAACGATGCCGTAGCGCAGATAGCCAGGCTTGGCTCGTTGCTGGGCCTGGACCCTATGAGTCGTGCGCGTATGCTCGGCGCGGGTACGCCTGACGATGAAGAGGGAAATGAATTTGATGAGTTTTAACTTATGGCGACCTATCCGAACGTTAACGACGCGAATCGCTACGCGCGGGATGTTGTCGCCGGGAAGATTCTCGCCTGCCGTTATGTAAAGCTCGCGTGTCAGCGCCATCTTAATGACCTTGAGCGGGCCAAAGATCAGCGCTGGCCGTACAGGTTCGACAGAGATAAAGCCGAGCGTTTTTGTCGCTTCTCGCAAAAAATGCCCCACACGTCCGGCGAATGGGCCCGTAAAAAGCTCCGGCTGACGCTGGAGGACTGGCAAAAGTTTTGTTTCTGCGTTTCGTTTGGCTGGGTTCGCAAATCAGATGGACTTCGCCGCTTCCAGGAGATTTACATCGAGGTTCCCCGTAAGAACGGGAAATCACTCATTGCTGCCAGCGTGGGCATTTACATGTTCTGCGCGGACGACGAGCACGGCGCTGAAGTTTACTGCGGAGCCACGACAGAAAAGCAGGCGTTTAAAGTCTTTGAACCTGCGCGCCAAATGGTGCAGAAACTCCCGGCGCTGCGTAAGCGCTTCTCAATAAAGCCGTGGGCAAAAAAAATGACCCGGCCAGATGGCTCGGTGTTTGCGCCGATTGTCGGCGACCCTGGTGATGGTGACTCGCCGAGCTGTGCGATTATCGACGAGTATCACGAACACGCCACAGATGCGCTTTACACGACAATGACGACCGGGCAAGGGGCGCGTGAACAGCCCCTGACGCTCATCATCACGACAGCGGGCTACGATATTGCCTCGCCCTGTTATGACAAGCGCTCACAGGTGGTAGAAATTCTTGAAGGCATTCGCTCTGACGGTGCAAATGAGACGATTTTCGGCATCATTTACACCCTTGATAAGGATGACGACTGGACCTCTGAGGAAGCCATTCGGAAAGCGAACCCTAACCTTGGCGTTTCGCTCAAGCCTGAATTTCTGCGCGCCAAGCAGGAGCTTGCAAAAACCACCCCGAGCCAGACTAACAAGATCCTCACAAAGCACTTTAATTTGTGGGTATCAAGTAAAGCCGCGTTTTACAACATGCAGCGCTGGCAGGAGGCCGCCGACCCGTCGCTGACGCTGGCGGATTTTGAGGGGGAACCTTGTTACCTCGGAATAGACCTGGCATCAAAGCTCGACCTCAACGCCGTGGTGCCAGTATTCATGCGGGAAATCGATGGGCTTAAACACTTTTACTGCGTCGGCGCTCAGTTCTGGGTGCCAGAGGATACGGTCTACTCAACAGATCCGCAGCTAAAACGCACCGCCGAGCGCTATCAGTCGTTTGTAAATCAAGGTGTGCTGATCCCGACCGATGGCGCAGAGGTCGATTATCGGGTGATTTTCGAGTCGATTCTCAGGCTCCGTGACAAGGTGAAAATCGAGATATGCCCCATCGACCCTTACGGCGCAACGTCACTGGCGCATATGCTCAACGATGAAGGGCTAAATCCTGTCACCATTACGCAGAACTTTACGAACATGTCCGACCCGATGCGAGAAATCGAGGCCGCGCTCGCGGCTGGCCGTTTCCATCATGACGGGAATCCGATCCTGACCTGGTGCATCCAGAATGTTGTCGGCAAGTATTACGCAGGCTCTGACGACGTTGTCCGACCGACCAAAGAGGGCAACGAGAACAAAATCGACGGCGCAGTAGCAATGATGATGGGGGTTGGCCGGGCCATGCTCAACGAGCCAGGTGATTTTCTTTCAAATCTTGATGATGAGGATATTTTAACGCTATGAAATTACACGACGTTTTCGGCGTTGTGGGCTTCTGCCTGCTTATCTCCGCTTGTTATTTGCGGTGGGGAACGGCTCCGGCGATGGCTGTCGCGGGCGGTGGCCTGCTTTTAAACGGTCTCGCGATGGCCCGCAAAAGGGGGCGCTGATGTTCCTTGACGCGTTTTTCCGTTCAGACCCTAACGCGGAGCCGGGTAATCCAGAAAATCCTGCCACACCGCTGACAGGCGAGAACATCGCGACAACCTCCGGCATGATTTCTGACGTTTTTGTCTCTCCTGAGACGGCGATGAAACTGGCGGCGGTCTATTCCTGCATTTATGTGCTCTCGTCGAACCTGGCACAAATGCCGCTACACGTTTTGCGGCGCGAGGGGAAAACCGTTCGGCAGGCAACAGAACACCCGGTTTTCTATCTCGTTCATGACGAGCCTAACCCGTGGGAAACCTCGTATAAATGGCGCGAGCTGATGCAACGCCACGTTTTAGGGTGGGGCAATGCTTACACGGAGATTAAACGCAACCGGCGCGGCGAGGTTATCGAGCTGGCGCACCGGATGCCGTGGGAATCGTGCCTGACTAAATTTGATGGCCGCTGGCGTTACGGTATTTACACCGAGGACGGAAGCTGGTCGGTTCACCTCGACGATATGGTTCACATTAAGGCGATTGGTAACTGCGACAAATGGGGGCTCTCCCCGATTATGCAGCACGCGCAAACCATCGGCCTGGGGCTCTCAGGGCAGAAGTACACAGAGAGCTTTTTTAACGGCAACGCGCGCCCGGCGGGGATAGTGTCCGTCAAGCAGGAGTTGAACGATAAATCGTGGGATCGGCTTAAAAAAATCTGGCAGAAAGCCGCTGCCGCGCTCCGTTCGCAGGAAAACAAAACGCTCTTGCTCCCTGCCGAACTGGATTACAAAGCCCTGACCATATCGCCGGTAGACGCGCAGCTCGTCGAAATGATGAAGCTAAACCGCAGCATGATAGCGGGGATTTTCAATGTGCCGGCGCACATGATTAACGACCTCGAAAAAGCGACGTTTTCCAACATTTCCGAGCAGTCGATTCAGTTCGTGCGATTCACGATTATGCCGTGGGTTGTTAACTGGGAGCAGGAGCTAAACCGCCGCCTTTTTACCCGGCAGGAGCTGGCCGCCGGTTATTACGTCAAATTCAATCTGGCCGGGTTGTTGCGTGGTACGCCGAAAGAGCGAGCCGAGTTCTATCACTACGCGATCACCGACGGCTGGTTAAGCCGTAACGAAGTGCGAGCGCTGGAAGATAAAAATCCGGTTCCGGGGCTTGATGAAATGCTCGTTTCGGTTAATGCCGCGCAGACAAGCGGAAGTAAAGACAAAACCCCGGAGGGAAACCCTGACAATGAGTGATATTGAAAAGCGCTGTTACGTTGGTGAAGTCCGCGCCGCTGAGGTTGAGGGCGAACCAACCAAAATTATTGGCTATGCGTCTGTATTTAACAGCCGTTCAGAGCTGATTTTCGGCTCGTTCCGCGAAGTGATTAAGCCGGGAGCGTTTGACGATGTCCTCGGCGACGATGTTCGCGCCCTCTTTAACCATGACCCGAATTTTATTTTAGGACGCAGCTCGGCGGGGACGTTGTCCCTCTCTGTCGACGACAGAGGCTTGCGTTACGAAATCACAGCTCCACAAACGCAGACAATCCGCGATCTGGTTCTCGCGCCGATGCAGCGCGGAGACATTTCACAAAGCTCCTTTGCGTTCCGTGTCGCCCGCGATGGCGAACGCTGGTATCAGGATGAAGACGGCGTCGTCGTTCGCGAAATTACTCGCTTTTCCCGCTTGCTGGACGTTTCGCCTGTCACCTATCCGGCTTATCAGGAGGCCGACAGCGCCGTCCGTTCGCTGGAGCAGTGGCGCAGCCAACAGGCAGAGCAGGATCAGCGCAGCGCTGAGGCGCGGCAAAAGCAGGCGACAGAGAAAGCCGCTCGCGAGCGTGTTCTCGACCTGATAGCGCGACCATAATTTTTGAATAAATAATTCATTAAACAACCTCGCTTCGGCGGGTTTTTTTTATATCTGAAAAAAGAGTGATAGATCTTATGAAATTGCACGAAATGCAGCAAAAACGCGCCACTATCGCCGCTGAAATGCGCGCCCTGAACGAAAAAATCGGCGACGCGTCCTGGACTGAGGAGCAGCGCAGCCAGTGGGACAATGCAAAGCACGAATACGACAAGCTCGACGCGGCGATTAAGCGCGAGGAAGAACTCCGCGCGATGGATAATATCCTCGCAGCCGAAAACGAACCCGAACACCGCAACAACCCGGAGGGCTCCGAAGATGAACGTCGCGCCGCTGTTTTTGACAAGTTTGTCCGCCACGGTTTAGGCGAGCTGTCAACGGAAGAAAAGCGCACTCTGAAAGAGTTTCGCGCCCAAGGTATCGACGATGGCGAGGGAGGCGGTTCTAAAGGCGGTTTCACCGTGCCGAAACAGTTTCGAAACCGTGTCGTTGAGGCAATGAAAGCCTACGGCGGGATCGCGGGTGTTTGCCAGATTCTGAGCACATCGAATGGTCAGGATATCGACTGGACTTATAGTGACGGCACCGCCGATATGGGCGTGATGCTCGGAGAGAACGAGGAAGCGAGCGAAGGCGATGTCACTTTCGAGCCGATCACTATCGGTGCCAAAAAAATGACGTCGAAAATTATCCGCGTTTCTAACGAGCTGTTGCTCGATAGCGGCATCGACATGAACGGCTATCTGACCGCACGTATCGCGCAGCGCCTGGGCCGTGGCGAAGCGGCGCAAATCGTTAACGGCGACGGCACCGGTAAAAACGTTAAAGGCCTGACTAAGTGGGTGAAGAAAACCACGACCGCCGCAGCCGCTGACGCGTTCACTTGGGAGGAGTTGCTCGCGCTGAAACACAGCGTCGATCCGGCCTACCGCAATTCGCCGAAATTCCGCTTTGCATTTAACGACAATACCCTGCTGAAAATCTCCTCTATGAAAGATGCGCAGGGCCGCCCGCTCTGGCTCCCGGATGTGGTTGGTATGGCACCGGCTACCGTGCTCAACGTGCCTTACGTTATCGATCAGGCGATTGCCGATATTGGCGCGGGTAAACAGTTCGTGTATTGCGGTGACTTTGACCGCTTCATCTTACGCCGTGTGGCGTACATGACCCTGATGCGACTCACTGAGCGTTACGCGGAATATGATCAGGTCGGTTTCCTTGCATTCCATCGCTTCGACTGCGCTCTCGAAGATGCCGCAGCGGTTAAAGCGCTAGTCGGTAAAGAAGAGGCAAAGTAACCGGGGTGACACTTGATCCGACCGCACTTTCTGTCGCGGTCGGGGCAACCTCGCCAATTAAAGCAAGTGTCACCCCTGAAAACGCCACAAACAAGGCGCTTAACTGGACGTCAGGAGACGAAGCCATCGCAACCGTTGACGCCTCCGGCGTTGTGACTGGCGTGGCTGAGGGCGGCCCGGTAGACGTTACCGCGACAGCGGCGGACGGCTCCGGCGTTTCTGCTTCCTGCGCCGTCACTGTCACAGCGGAAAAGCGAACTAAATCTAAATAACGCCCTCCGGGGCGTTTTTTATTGAGGCCGAGCCGTGATTCTTTCCCTTTCAGAAATTAAAGCGCAGTTGCGGATTGAGGAGGATTTCACCGAGGAGGACGCGCTTTTAACCCTCCTCGGCGGGGCCGCTGAGGCCCGCACCTCGAATTACCTCAACCGCAGGTTATACGCGACGGAAGTCCCCGACACTGACGAGGACGGACTCGTCGTCTCTGACGATATCCGCCAGGCAATGCTGATGCTCTGTAGTCATTTTTATGAAAACCGATCATCAACGTCTGATGTGGAAATGACAGAGATGCCGCAGTCGTTTAAATGGCTTGTCGATGCATACAGGTTTATCCCGCTATGAAAAGAAGCCCGTCACAGACAGCGACGCGCTATTCGTTTCCCGACCCCGGAGAGCTTAACCGACGCGTTCAGTTCAGAAAGCGCGTTGATTCACCGGCGGCTGATTTCGGCACGGAAAGCGAGGAGATCGACACGTTCCGGGCGTGGGCGAGAGTCCAGCAAACCGGCGCAACGACTTATCAGTCCTCTGTTCAGACCGGCGAAGCCGTGACGCACCTCATCACGATCCGCTACCGGTCTGGCATGTCGAGCGAGTGGCAAATCGTGTTACCCGGAGGTGAGGTTTTGCGTGTCCGGCGAATCCGCGATCTCAATTCCGAGCGTCGGTTCCTGCTTCTGGAGTGCGAGAGCCTCGGCGACGCGGATCACTACAGCGGAGCGGTGTATGGCTGATTCTCCTCTCTTTCACGTCGATTATGACGTCCCGGAGCAGATGGTGTTTAAACGCCCCGTCATGCGCCGCGCGTTCGTCAAAATCGGTCAGGTTCACATGCGGGACGCCCGTCGGCTGGTAATGAAACGGGGGACGTCGAAACCCGGCGAAAACCCCGGATACAAAACCGGCAGGCTGGCGCGCTCAATCGGTTATTACGTTCCGCGCGCCTCGAAAAACCGTTCCGGGATGATGGTGCGAATCGCACCGAACCAGAAACGGGGCGAGGGAAACCGCCGTATTGAGGGCGACTTTTACCCGGCTTTCCTGTTCTACGGCGTTCGCCGTGGCGCGAAGCGGCAGCGCTCGCACCACAAAGGCAAATCCGGCGGCTCCGAGTGGAAGGTGGCCCCACGTAATAACTACATGACCGAAGTGTTAGCGCGTCGCAAAGCCTGGACGCGCTACACACTGCAACGCGCGTTACGAACAGCCTTGCGACCGCCGAAAGTCAGGAGGGTAAGGTCATGAAATTATCGTTAATTATCGAGGCGTTGAGAGAGCGCGCTCCGTCTTTTAAATCGCGAGTCGCGGGCGCGGCTGAGTTTCAGGCGCTGGAGCCTAACGCAAAGATGATGCTTCCCGCCGCTTACGTCATTCCTACCGGCGATACCGTCTCCCACCAGGAGTCTCAAACCGACTACTACCAGGTTGTGAATGAGGGTTTCGCCGTGGTTGTCGTGCTCGACAACCGGCGGGACATGCGCGGGCAGGCTGCCGCGTTTGATGCCGTCGATTCAATCCGGGCGGAGATATTCGGCGCGATTCTAGGATGGGAGCCGGACGATTGCACACACCAGATCACCTATGACGGCGGGCAGGTGGTCGAAATGAACCGCGCCGCGCTTTATTACCAGTTCGATTTTACTGCTGAACGGGAAATAACCGACATAGACACGCGCCATCACCGCGATCTGGACGAGCTTGTCCCGCTCGAAACGGTGACTATCGATATGGACTTTATCGACCCCGACAACGGGCCGGACGGCGACATCGAGCATCACGACGAAATCCACTTCACGGAGTAAACCCCATGTTTGTCATTCCAGTTAACGGGCGGAAAGTTCCCGATCCGCGCCGGGGAGACTTTTTGCCCGAAAAGGGGAGAAATGTCGAAAAAAACTCCTACTGGCTCCGCCGTCTCATGGACGGCGATGTAAAAGAAACCTCTCAAAAAAAGGGCGATTAAGTGTCTGTTAGTTTTGATTCCATCCCCTCTAATATCCGCGTTCCGCTGTTTTATGCGGAAATGGATAACAGCAAGGCCAACACCGCGCAGACCTCCGCGCCCGCGCTCCTGATTGGTCAGGCGCTGGAAGATGCAAAAATCGAGCGTAATAAGCTGGTTCTGATGCCGACCGCCGATCAGGCGCGCAAGTTATGCGGGCAGGGATCACTGCTGGCGCGCATGGTGGACGCCTATCGCAGAACAGATCCGTTTGGCGAGCTGTATGTTATCGCCGTTTCTGACCCGGAAGGGGCCGCGGCGGTTGGTGAGGTAACGTTCTCCGGCAGCGCTAACGCGTCGGGCGCGGTCTCGCTGTATATCGGTGCCAAACGTATCGCGGGCGCGGTAACGTCCGGCGATACAGCGCTGGACGCGGCGCAGTCTCTGGCCGATGCCATTAATGCCGACCCCGATCTGCCTGTTCTGGCGTCCGCGACCGCTATTACCAGTGACGTAAAAATCACCGAGCTGACGGTCGCCCCGACGCTGACCGTCAAAACCGGCGAAAGCGCAGGCGTCGACGTGACCATTCTCCCGGACAACGCCACCAATAAAACCCTCTCTTGGGAATCTGACGACACCGCGATCGCCACGGTTGATGATAACGGCACCGTTACCGGTATTGCTGAAGGTGCCGCCAACGTTACCGCGATGACGACCGACGGTTCCGGGCTTTCTGGCGTATGCGCGGTTACTGTCGAACAAGGCGAAGTGCGATCAGCCAAACGAAGCCTCAAAAAAGCGACCTCCGCCCGCGCTGCCGCTGAGGTTATCGGGGCAAAAGTCACGCTGACCGCAAAATACAGCGGCGAGGCGGGCAATCAGATCCCGCTGATGCTGAACTATTACGGCGCGATTAGCGGCGAAGAAATCCCGGACGGTCTGACCGTTTCCCTGTCCGCCATGCAGGACGGCGCGGGAGTAATCAGTCTCGATAACGTGATCGCCGCGATGGGCGATGAGCCGTTCGATTTTATCGGCCTGCCGTATAACGACGCCGCGACGTTAAAGCAGATGGGCGAGGAGATGAACGATACCTCGGGCCGCTGGAGCTGGTCACGTCAGCTTTACGGGCATGTGTACACCGTCAAAATAGGCGCCCTGACGGATCTCGTCGCGTTCGGGGAAACGCTTAACGACCCGCACCTCACCATTGCGGGTTATGAGCCGAAAACACAGACCGCGCCGGAGGAGCTTCTCGCGTCCCGTCTGGGACGTCAGGCAGTTTTTATCCGCAATGATCCGGCCCGACCGACACAGACCGGTGAAATCACCGGCGCGTTACCGGCTCCGGTAGGTGAGCGTTACTCCATGACCGAGCGCCAGTCCCTGCTGACTCACGGGATCGCCAGCTCGACCGTAAACAGCGGGACGCTTCTTATCGAGCGCGATATAACGACCTATCAGAAGAACAAATTCGGCGTGGCGGATAACAGCTATCTCGACAGCGAAACGCTCCACACCTCCGCCTATGTTCTGCGCAAGCTGAAATCGATCATCACGACCAAATATCCGCGACACAAGCTCGCGAATGACGGGACTCGCTTCGGGCCTGGTCAGGCGATTGTTACTCCGTCCGTGTTACGCGGTGAAATGTGCGCCGCTTATCGCGAAATGGAGCTCGCCGGTATCGTCGAGAATTTCGAAGTGTTCAAAAAATACCTAATTGTTGAGCGTAACGCTGACGACCCGAACCGCGTCGACGTTCTGTTCCCGGCTGATTATGTGAATCAACTCCGCGTGTTCGCGCTTAAAAATCAGTTCCGCCTCCAGTATTCGAATGAGGAAATGGCAAATGGGTAAGATTGCAGGCACCTGTTACATCAAAGTTGACGGGCTCCAGCTCTCCGCAACCGGCGGCGTGGAGGTTCCCATGAACACGCGTCTTAAAGAGGACGTGATCGCTCTTGATGGCTCTGTCGACTACAAGGAAACGCACCGCGCACCCTATACCAAACTCACCGCGAAAGTTCCGAAGGGTTTCCCGCGCGACAAGCTAATCAGCTCGGAAAATATGACGGTAACGAGCGAGCTCGCAAACGGGGACGTGTACGTCCTTTCTAACGCGTGGGTTAATGGTGAAATGAACCATAACCCCGAGGACGGCACGGTCGAGATTGAGTTTCACGGTCAGGAGGGCTTTTACCAGTGATTAAAGAAATTACACTTTCACAGCCAATCATGGCGCACGGCGAAAAACTTCATGTGCTGGAACTACGCCCGCCGCGCTTCGATGAGGTCGAATCCCTCGGTTTCCCGTTCACCGTTGCTGGTGACGGCGGAATGAAAATCGACAGCGCCGTCGCCCTGAAATACATCCCCGCGCTGGCGGGGATTCCCCGCAGTTCCGCCGAAAAACTGACGCTCCGTGATGTGTTCATGATCTCCATGCATATCATGGGTTTTTTTACGTCCTCGGGAACGGAAGCGGACTCCGTCGACGCCTCTACAACGTCGCCCACTTCTGGCGAGTAAACCCTTTAGAGCTGAAACGCGCCTCCATTTCGGATTTCGCCGAGATGGAGGCCGAAGCCGTTCGCATTAATGAGGAGTTAAAAGGCAATGGCTGATTCATTCGAGCTGAAAGCGATTATCACCGCCGTTGATCGCCTTTCGGCTCCGCTAAAGGAGATGCAACGCCAGCTAAAAGGATTCCAGAAAGAACTCTCGGGGCTCACGGTCGGTGCAGGTGTGGCAGGGAGCGCCATTCTCGGAGCAATAGCGGGAGCCTCAAAAGAGGCCATGGGCCTTGAAAACAACATGGCCGACGCCCGTAAGGCAATAGAGGAGCTTCACGACCCGAAAGCATTCCAGAAAATGACAAAAGATATCGTCGATATGTCGACGCGGCTCCCGATGGCCGCTGAGGGTATCGCCGAGATTGTCGCTGAGGCGGGTAATGCAGGCATCCCGTTTAACGAGCTGACGCGCTTCGCCGAGGACGCCACAAAAGCCGCCGTCGGGTTTGGTATGACGGCAGCGGATGCCGGACATCAGTTAGCGGTGTGGAGGACGTCGTTTAAGCTGACGCAAGACGAGGTCATGACACTGTCGGATCAGATGAACTACCTCGCCATGACCGGCCCGACGACCGAGAAAAAAATCGGCGCGGTGGTGACGTCTGTCGGCAACCTGGCGACGACGGCGGGCGTTTCAACGCGTGACCTTGCGGCGATTGCTGCAACGATTACCGGCGTTGGGGTGGATGCTGACGTCGCGGGAACCGGGGTTCAGAATTTCATGCTCGCACTGACCAATGCGAACACCGGTAATGCGAAAGCCGTGCTTAAAGCTATCGGCCTGACTTCTGAGGAAGTGGCCAAAGGGATGCAGAAAGACAGCCGGGGGATGATGCTCCGTGTTCTTGAAGGACTGAGCCATGTCTCTAAAGATAAGCAGGCCAAAGGGTTGGAATGGCTTTTCGGCAGGGAGTCAATCAAGGCGATAGCGCCGCTTCTTACTAATCTCGATCTGTTGCGGAAAAACTTTAATGCTGTCTCTGATGCGACCAAATATGCCGGAGCCACACAACGCGAATACGATTCGCGCGTTCACACCACAGAGAAACAACTCCAGATCCTGAAAAATCAGTTTACGGCGATGGCGATTACTGTCGGGAATGAATTTTTGCCGATGATTGTCCAGGTTGCCGAGGCGGTTAAGCCGTTTATGAAGCAGGCGCTTGAGTTGATCCGGCAGAATCCTGAAATTGTGAAATCCCTCGCTAAATTAGGGGCGGCTTTGCTGGGGGTTGCCGCTGCAACCGGTGCAGTGAGTCGGGCCATTAAGATAATGAATTTCGCCATGAACATGAGTCCTGCAAAAGCGGCGATAGGGCTTCTTGTTTTTGGCGCTTACGAGATTATCGAACACTGGAACGAGGTCGGGCCGGTCATTAAAAAAGTGTGGCAGGAAGTCGACAACGTGGCGCAGGAGCTCGGCGGATGGGAAAGAGTGATCGAGGGAGTGGGGGCGGTAATGGCGGGCTCTTTCGCGATCAAAACCCTCGGCTCGCTTCGCGAGGCTGTCGCGCTGGCCGGGGCGCTCTCCGGCACCCTCGGCAAAATTGGCAAAATGGGCGCGATGACTGTCACTATCGGTATAGCGGTCTCCATGCTTCAGGCGCTCAAAGAGCTTGAAACTGACGCTAAGGCAGCGGGTGAAAGCTCCGGGGCGTTTGCCGTGCATAAGATGCAGGCTAAGGAGCGGGAGCGCGGATATTACGGCTTCGGTGAGCGTGCGAAGGAGATATGGGCGAGTATCACCGGGCAGGACTACACCCCGCCGATCCCTGATGGCCACTACTCGCCCAACGTTGGCCTTTCGCGCCCCGTCGGAAGCCGCTCACAAAGCGAGTTAACCGTCACGTTTGAAAATGCTCCGCCAGGGATGCGGGTTATCGACCCGAAATCCGGCGATCCGTTTATGTCGGTGAAAACCGATGTCGCATATTCACCTTTCAGAAACCCACGTTAAACCCGCTCCGGCGGGTTTTTTTATGAGGGCCGATCATGGCATTTGAAACCGGCTGGCGCGCGCGTCTGCAAAGCGCCTCCTTTCGCGGCGTTCCCTTTGAGGTAGAAAGCGATGAGGGCGTTTTTGGCCGCCGCGTTCAGGTTCACGAATACCCCAACCGCGACAAACCGTTTACCGAGGATTTAGGGCGCGCCGCGCGACGGATAACCATCAATGCTTATCTCATCGGTGACGATTACCCCGAGAAGCGCGACCGGCTTATTGCCGCCATCGAGACAGAGGGCGCGGCGACGCTGGTTCATCCCTATTACGGGGAAATGAAGGGCAATGTCGACGGTCAGGTACGCGTGACGCACAGCAATCAGGAAGGGCGAATGTGTCGCGTGTCGTTTCAGTTTGTCGAGTCCGGCGAGCTGACATTCCCGACATCCGGCACGGCAACCGACGCGAGTCTCGACAGCTCGGCGGGTTCTCTGGCCGATGCCATCTACGGCGCTTTCTCGGCGTTCTCCCTCGACGGGTTAAGCGATTTTGTTCAGAGCGGCGTTCTGGCTGACGCGGCGGAGATGTTCGACGTTATCGCCGACGCGTTCACAATGGTTGATTCCGGTATCTCCGCCGCCATGCGACTTGTTCAGGGCGATTTGTCGGTGATCCTTATGCCGCCAAGCTCCGCTAATGATTTTGTTCGCAACCTGCAAAAAGCCTGGCGGGCCGGGACACGGCTTTCCGGCGACGCCTCGGACCTGGTCACGATGGTTAAGACCATCAGCGGCGTTACCGTTGATTCCGGGTTAGCGCCTCGCGGCATCTGGAGCACAGACAGCGGGACAACCGCCTCACGCAAGGCCCAAACGAACCTTGTCGCCTCGACAATGCGCGTCGTCTCAATATCCGAAGCGGCGCGCGCGGTCGCGCAAATCCCGACGCCGCCGGGTAACAGGGCGTTGCAGGGGGGCGCAAATCCCGTATCGGATATTGTCAATATCAATCACCCCGCGCTGGATTCACAGCCCGCCACCACGGCCCGCGCCACACCGGCAACCTGGGACGACTTAACGGATATCCGCACCGCGCTTAATGCGGCGATAGACAGCGAGCAGGCCCGCACAACCGACGATGACGTTTTTATGGCGCTGACGACGCTCCGGGCCGACCTTAACAAAGATATTTCGTCGCGTCTGGCGCAGGTGGAGAAAACCGTCTCTGTAACGCCGTCCGAATCGCTCCCGGCGGTTGTGCTGGCGGCGCAGTGGTTCGACGACGCCAGTAGGGAAACTGACATTCTCTATCGCAACAACATAGCGCACCCCGGCTTTGTTCCAGTGGTGCCGCTGAGGGTTCCTGTCCGATGAATAACACCGTTTTCTTACGCGTGAACGGGCGCGAGTGGGGCGGGTGGACCTCCGTTCGCATATCCGCCGGGATTGACCGCGCCGCGCGTGATTTTAACGTTGAAATCACCCGGCAATGGCCCGGTGCGACAGAGCCCAAGCCGCAGATAAAAAACGGCGACGCGGTCGAGGTCAAAATCGGCGACGATCTTGTCCTCACCGGGTGGGTTGAGGCAACGCCCGTTCGCTACGACGCGCGCTCGTTAAGCATGGCGATAGTCGGACGCAGCAAAACCGGCGATCTGATTGATTGCACCGCCACGCCATTGCAGCACACCGGCGCAACGCTTGCGGAGATTGCCGCCTCGCTGGCCGAGCCGTTTAAAGTGAATGTCATCGACGCAGGCGCGCCGACGACCGCGCTTATTGATGCGCAGCCGCAGCACGGCGAAACGGTCATTGACTGCCTTTACCGGCTTCTTGGTCAGGTTCAGGCGCTGGTTTATGACAACGAAAAGGGCGAACTCGTCCTCGGTGTCGTCGGTTCGGCGAAAGCCGCGACGGCGCTCGTTCTCGGTGAAAATATCCTGTCGTGTGATACCGAGCGAAGCATCAAAGACCGTTTCTCTGAGTATCTCGTTACCGGGCAGCGACCGGGAACGGACGACGATTTCGGCGAGGCAACCATCGCCGCTATTAAACAAAAAAGCGGTGACAGCGCGATCACCCGTTACCGTCCCTACACAATCCAGCAAAGCGGCGCGGCGACATCGGCGACCTGTAAAGCCCGGTGTGAGTTTGAGCAGGCGCAGCGCGCCGCGAAAACGCGCGAAACGACTTACACCGTTCAGGGCTGGCGCCAGGGTAACGGCGCGTTATGGGCACCAAATATGAAAGTTATCGTCTACGACCCGTTTTGCGGCTTCGATAACGAGGAGTTGATTATCGGTGAGGTGACATTCATTAAAGGCGATCAGGGAACGACGACGGAGCTTCGCGTCGCGCCCGCTGATGCGTATCTCCCGGAGCCCGCCGCAGCAAAAACCAAAAAGGCGAAAAAGGAGATCGTGTTCTGATGGGTATTAAGCAGGCGATTTCTAATCTCGCAGCGCGTGCCGTTCTGGCGGCGCTGGACTCCTCCAGAAAATGCCAGGCCGCAGGGTTAAAACTGATTGCCGGGGATACGAAAGAGAACGTCGAATACATCGAGCCTTACGGCTTTACGTCAACCGCACACGCAGGCGCGGAGGCGGTTGTCCTGTTCCCGTCGGGTGACCGTTCTCACGGCGTTGTTATCTCTGTTTCTGACCGGCGTTACCGGCTGAAAGGGCTCAAGTCTGGCGAGGTGGCCGTCTACACGGACGAGGGAGATTCGATTGTTCTCAAACGCGGGCGCGTCACCGAGATAACGACATCCGAGCTTGTGGTTAATGCTGAGTCGAAAATTTCGCTCAACGCCCCGCAGCTCGTCGTTAATGCATCCTCCGGCGTCTCATTCACGACGCCTACCATCACAACAAGCGGGGACTTTTCAGCGGCGGGCGAGGTATCCGACTGCGTCGGCACCATGTCGGCAATCCGCACCACATATAACGGACACAAGCACACCGCCCAGGGTGAAACCGCAGAAACGACCGGCCCTTCTGCTTCAATGGGGTAACGCATGATCATCTTTGTAAATGGATTACTGAAAGAGTCGACCGACTATTTCGACGACCTTACTCGTTCCGTGATCATTTCGCTTTTTTCCTGGCGACGTGCTGAGACGGACGACGAAACCGGGCAGCCTTTCGGGTGGTGGGGTGACACTTACCCGAGTGTGGAGAACGACCGGATTGGCTCCCGCCTGTACTTGCTGCAACGGAGCAAACTCACCAACGCAACCGCGACGCGCGCGAAGGATTACGCCCGCCAGGCGCTCGCCTGGATGGAGGAGGACGGCGTCGCCGCGCGCGTCGACGTGGCCGCCACCCGAACCGGGATTAACTCGCTTCAACTGGAAGTTGTTATCTGGCAGCGGGACGGCAGCAAACACGCAATTATTTTCGATGACATATGGCAGGAGGTGTTAAATGGCTGACTCCGGCTTCTCGCGTCCAGATTTGCCCAATCTGATCGCCACAATCAGAAGTGATTTACTCACGCGATTTGAGACGGACGTCGTTCTCCGTCGCCTTGATGCAGAAGTCTATTCGCGCGTGATGGCGGCTGCCGTTCACACGCTTTATGGCTATCTCGACTATCTGGCGCGAAACATGCTTCCTGACCTTGCGGATGAGGAGTGGCTTTCGCGACACGGGAATCTGAAACAAGTCCCGCGCAAACAGCCAACCACGGCGGGCGGTTATGCGCGTTGGGAGAGCGTGTCGTCCGGGATCACGCTGCCCGCCGGGACGGAAATGCAGACTGACGAGCAAAAGCAGTATGTAACGACCGCAGACGCGATCGTCAACGATGAGGGGGTTCTCCGTGCGCCTGTTGAAGCGGTTGATGCGGGGAGAGGCGGGAATCTCGATGACAAAACGCCGCTCCGCCTGATGACGCCGGTCGCCGGGCTCTCCTCAACGGGCTATGCGGAGTCGGTGGAAGGTGGAACGGATTTAGAAACGCTGGAGGACTGGCGCTCGCGAATCATGGCTCGCTGGTACTACACGCCACAGGGCGGCGCGGATGCCGATTACCGGATATGGGCGACCGACGTCGCGGGGATCACCCGCGCCTGGGTGTTCCGTCATCATGCCGGACGCGGGACGGTTGGCGTGATGCCTGCTAACAGCGATTTAGATAATCCGGTGCCGGATGAGACGCTAATCGAAGCGGTTAAGCAGTACATTCTGCCGCTTGCGCCGGTGGCCGGTTCAGGCTTGTTTGTGTTCCCGCCGACGCTGAGAAAAATCGACTTCGAAATCGCGCTTGCGAAAGATACTCCGGCAATAAGGGCAGCGGTGACGAAAGAGATTAAATCGGCGCTGTTCAGGGATGGCGAGCCGTCAGGAAAGATTTATCTTTCGCGTATCAGTGAGGCGATCAGCCTGGCAACTGACCAGTTCGCGCACCGCCTGATTTCGCCAGCGAAAGACGTAGAGCTCGGCACCTATGAGTTGCCGGTTATCGGGGAGATCACCTGGTCGAACTATAACGAATCTGACATCGAAATAGATGTCTCCCTGAGCTCGTTCTCACCGAACCCCGTCACGCTGCCGGACAGCCCGGACGCATTCGCGACCGCCACCTTCACGCCTGAGAATCTGCCGTCGCTGGATGGGGTTAACATCACCTGGGATTTTGTCCCGGCAGGCGAGGGCGAGCCTGACCCGTCGACACTTTGCGTCATTACCCCGAGTGCAGATAACAGCGGTGTGAAAGCAACCGGCATCGCTCCGGGGACAGTTCATGTCCGGGTTACTGTCGAGTACAAAGGCAAGACCGCGACGGATAACTCCTATCTCGATATTGAGGAGGTTACGTGGCTGTAGAGGACGAATATACCCGCCTGTTAAAACGGCTTTTACCGCCTGGCCCCGCCTGGGAGGGGAATAATCCCCTCCTCGAAGGGCTCGCGCCGTCTCTGGCGCGGGTACATGCGCAATCGTCGGCATTAATGCGCGAGATTGATCCGGGGGCGGCGGTGCAGCTCCTCGACCGTTACGAGGCGTTATGCGGGTTACCTGATGAATGCACCATCGAGGAAACGCAAACCCTCTCGCAGCGACAGCGGCGACTGGCGGCAAAGGTCAACGGTTACGGCGGCATTAACGAGGCGTTTTACCGGCGACAGCTCGATGCGCTCGGCTATCAGTCTGTTTCGATTACGCAGTATCAAAACGAGGCCGACAACCCACGCCCGGATATCGCCACAGACGACGACTACCGCTATTTGTGGCAGGTGAATATTCCGACGCTCGCGACGATTGACGTCATGACATGCGCATCAAGTTGCGTGGACAGCCTCCGCACCTGGGGTGATACGGTCGTTGAATGTGTGATTAACAAGGTCGCCCCCTCTCATACCGAAGTCGTGTTCGCGTACACGGAATAAAGCGCTTCGTTTCACAGTTAACCCCGCTCGGCGGGTTTTTTATGAGGTAATTACTTTGCATCGTATAGACACCCCCACAGCACAAGAGGGCAAATTCGGCGCGGGCAAAAACGGCTTCACGGCTGGCGATCCGACGCTCGGCGTTCCGGCGACACAGCTCGACGAGACCTTTTTCGATTCGGTTCAGGAGGAGATTTGCGCCGTTATCGAGGGAGCCGGGATTCAGCTTAAAAAAAGCGACCGCGCGCAGCTCTCCGCCGCCATCAACAAGATGATTCAGGCAAAGCATGAGCTGGCGCTTCTGATTAAGAACAATCTTTCAGACGTCGACGACGTCGAGCAGGCGCGAAAAAACCTCGGTCTCGGCGAGCTGGCGTTAAAAGACAGCTTAAAGGCGAGCGACGTGGGAGCCATTCCAATAACGGGAAGCACCGATATTACCGGGCCGTTGCGCACGACCGGGGAGGTGCAATCAAGCACCCCTAATGGCTTTCGCATCGCTTATGGCGGTTATGGCGCGTTCTGGCGTAATGACAGCGCAAATCTGTACCTGATGCTCACTGATAATGGTGACCCTTACGGAAGTTATAACGGCCTTCGCCCGTTTCGCGTGGATCTTGCAAAAGGAAATGTTTCCATTGGCACACCGTTATATGTCGCCAGTACGATTCAGGCAGATAAAGGCGTTCAGTCAGGTTATGTAGGCTCATATGCATTCTCTGCCCAATTTGCAACAGGAGCTGCTTTCTATGAGACGTTTAACACCACTGGTGTTAGCGAGTTTCATCCGCTTCTGAAACAGAAAGCGACGATAACCAACAAGGCCGCATGGTCTTTTTCTTACGGATCACTATGTGATAATGGCAAGCTTTCCTGGTGCCTACATATGATCGACGGAAGCGGCCATACCTATCGACACGAATGGGATACAAGCGGCAACTATACGTGTCCGGGGCAGCTTATCCCCGGTAACTATGCGAATTTTGACGCCCGTTATCAGGCGAAGAACACCGCGAATCGCGCCTCAAGCGGCTGGTATAAAGACACCTCGACCGGGTTGATTATTCAGTGGGGCGTGGCTAAACGCTCTGCCGATTCGACAAGTATCGCTTACCCGATTGCATTTCCTAATGCGGCCCTTTGTACAAATTTGACGGTGATATGGGGCGGGCATTTCACCGATCAAAACGTATTTTGCCAGCCGGTCGACCGCACCCGGTTTAATTACATTGCGGGCTCTGGCGAAGTTAGCTCTTACTTTCTGGCTATAGGTTATTAACGGACATGCCTTCTTATTATTACAGCCCAAAATTAAACGCCTTTTTTGCGGCAGCGCTGGAGAATGATTATCGCGCTTCCGGTACATGGCCTGATGATGTAACACCAATCAGTGACGAACTCTATCACGTATTAATTGAAGGGCAGGCAGACGGGAGAATCATTACTGCGGATGAAATGGGACAACCTAAGTTGATCGAACCGACAATCGACTGGCGTGCGCAAGCTGAAGCACGGCGTCAGATGCTGCTATCACAAGCTCATAGCGTAACGTCGGACTGGCGTGTTGAGTTGATGCTTGGTGCACTTCCTGAAGCAGACAAGGCCAGCCTGTCACGGTGGATGGAGTACATTCGCAAAGTGAAGGCGTTGAGCTTTACCTGCGTTAGTGATGAGCAAGGTTTTAAGGCGATCACTTGGCCTGCAAAGCCTGGCTAACCCGAAGGGGCTCAAGCTGGGTTGCGCACCGCCTTCGGGCGTTCTTATTATAGCGTGATGTGCTATCATTGTTAGGAGGAGTGATTTTGAGATACTAAAGCGCGAATAAGTTCTTCGCAGGTGTCAACATTATACTTTTCAAATTGTAAATGCATCAATCTATTGTCTATATGAAACCGCTCGTTCAAACCAAAGAGATCAACCGTGAACTTCCCCTTGGGCTTTCCGGTGATAAATTCATATACCCCGGTGTCAATATTCAACTTAAGATGTTCAGAACGCTTATCAAGATACGGATGAATGATGTTAAAATCACAAGCACTATATGTATCACCCAAATGATTAATCGTATCGCAATTTGCTTTATAGTCTGAGCCGTTACATATACTACAAGCTAAAACTATATTCCTAGTCGTAAAGGTGTATTTTTTATGTTCTGATTTGGGGGCAATATGTTCTCTATGTATGTTTCTAATGCCAGTCTCCCCAACGCGATAAGAAAATTTAAATCCGCAATAAGGGCAGAACCCCTTCTGCAGTTTAAGTAGCTGATTTTTAATGTTATTTTTTAGATTGTCTCTTTCCGTTCTAATTAAATTTAAAGATATAATGGCACCACTCCAAATCTGGTTATGATCAAGATCAGATCTAATGAGTTTATTTATTAATTTCTTTTCTTTTCTTGATAAGCTAATTTTGAATTGAAATGATTCGATCTCCATAAAGTCCCCTCTCATAACTCCTCCTTGCTTATAATGCACTCTGCCATGCGAAGCGTACTTTTTATAGGGTTTGACTCATCGAAATTAAACCTACTCAACCTCTGAAAAGCCGATTTAAATGCGCTGAAATCCTCAGTTCGATGGTTTGCAATATAGTCGAATAAAATTCTGAGGTCTTTCTCAAAATATTTATTGTTATAGCCGGTGACACCAAAGAAAGTATATAAAGTGTTTTCCGGTGACATCCCGAAAGACTCGGGCAACACGTTTTGCAAATATACTTTTCTGTTTAATGTGCTCAGTTGCATTGAAATTATAGTCGATGATAGCTGTGATAAGTTTGAAAGTATAAAGTGTGAGTGAGTTGCTATAATCGTATGGCATTCGAAGAAGTTTTCCAAAGCTAAATCTAGAATTCTACAAAATTCTATTTGCCAGTTAGGATGCAGACTTATCTCAGGCTCGTCAATTAAAACCAAGGAATTATGGTCTATATTGGAAATTATCGATAGCATAACTCTAAGTATATTAAATTCACCTGAGCTTGCTTCGTTTATGTCATAACCATTGTGTGAAAATAAAGACAGCTTCTTAACGGAAAGAATTCGCGCATCAACAAGGTTTGAGACTATTTTTAATAAATGAAAAGTTTTGTTATTAGTACCAGTAGCGAAATTAAAATCAATAACAAATTTTTTTTGTTCATCAAATTCAGCTAAAATTGAGAAAATATCCGCTTCATTCTCACGGTAATACTGTGAATATAAAAATCTTGTAAGGGAGCCATCGCTTAAACTTGAAGTAATCTCGTCTTTTTCAATAAATTTTTTATAATTTTTGCCTTGAGTGATAGTAATTGTAACTGATTTTTCAAAATTCAATTCATCTAAAATTCTGATGGCACTTTTTGTTTTGTTTTTATCAAGGGTTATATTGATCAGGAATTTGAATATGTCATCGTTGACATTGGAGAAGAATATGTTATTTGACGCACTTCTTAATCCTAGATAAATATATTCGGGAGCGCTCTTGATGCCATTTTTAGTTGGGAAGTAAAATTTATCTTTATAACTATTGGTTACGGCAAGTATTTTGTTTACTTTGTGAGTGTAATTTTCGCTAGATTCAGTTACAGTTTCGCCATCGTTGAGTTTTAATTCGTATTTAAATCCGAGTGTATTTGCTATTTTTCTTTTTTTAAACGTAGTTGAGCTTAATTCTGCAAGAAAAATATCACATATGCATGATAGAAATGAGCTTTTGCCTGCACCATTAGGTCCGATAATAACTGTTTTGATGTTACCTTTCTGTTCTGGATAAGAAAGAACCACCTCAGTATCGACGAATATTTTATGCTGTGTTATTTTTAATAGTTCGACTTTCAT